GACAACACCGGCAAAACAGCAGAAGAGTTGAATAACCTACTAGCTGGGCAACAACTAGAAGACGAGGTGGAAATTGAAGACTGGTTGAACGAGCATGACATCGAGCACGACGAGGTTCGCCGTGTCGGGGATTACCTATATAGAAGCGACGCAGCAACCGCTGTAATTTACGATGCACAAGAACACGAATTCTTTGAATTCGCTGACTTGGTTGAAACACAGTTGGGTTGGCAGTATTGGGACGGGTCAAACTGGCAAAATTTAGTCTTCGATGAAGCAGACACACAGCTTGTTACAATAGACGATGACAAGGAAATATCCCTAGATGAATGGGATGGTTCAAACTGGAGAAGCAGTTTGAGCGGGAAGAGGTTTGAACATGATTTGTTGTACCCCGTCCTCGAAGTGGATGAGGTGTCGGTCAAAGAGGAGACCTGGCTACTGTATAGTTATACACAATGGCAGGGAGATATTCCTGTAGGCAGGTTGCTTTCTGCGCAAGATGTGGAAGAGCTCATTGAGCAGGTATAATCTGCTCGGTGAGCGAATACATGAAAGGCGGGGATGATATGGCTACTTGTCTCGGTTGTGGGAGAGAGTTACCCGGTTCATAGCTTGCCCAGGTATTTGTAGGAATGCCTACTAGCTCCGCGGCTTCCGCCTGTGTCAAGCCTTTAGCTTCGCGAAGCTTCCTTAGCTTTGTGCCGAACGTAGTCATAAACATCCCTCCTTGACAATTGCTTTCCGCTATACTATACTTACACTATAAGTAGTATACGCAGAGGGGGCGGTGCATATGCATATGCGACAAACCTTACGGGAAGCCCGCAGGATGCGGGGGTGGACGCAAAAACAGGCTGCCCGACAAGTTGGAGTTAGCCGTCGCACGTGGGAGGCTTGGGAGTATGGGGTGCGCACTCCAAGCCTGCGCCATGCGCGACGTGTTGCTGAAGTCCTTGGTTTGCCTATTGAGAAACTATTTAATTAATTACTACAGCGTGTAGTTGTAATTCTACTATACGTGTACATTTGGATATTGTCAAGAATTTTTGGGAGGTGTGTACTGAGGAGGTATGCCGTACTTAGACCTGTATAAGCCTACGGGAAGCAAGGTAGCTGGATACCTCGTTACGGATGCATATGCATATAAAGAGAGATTAAAGCAGCTTGGTGCGAAATGGATGCCCGAACTAAAAGCTTGGAAAGTCCCCCCTACTGTTGACCCGACTCAATTGGACATTCCAATCATCATGTCGCAACGAGCAGAACGCTGGCTGAACAATGAAGCCGCCAAGATACAGCATCTTGCCAACCTACATTTTGCCAAGGATGCAGTTGTGAAGTACCCCCAAGGGCTGTTGCCATATCAGCGGGTAGGGGTGCGCTTTCTTGCCGACGCTACATCCTGTATTTTGGCCGACGACGTGGGACTCGGAAAGACCGCAGAGGCTATCCGTGCGGCTATGGAGGTACGTGCGAGACACGTTCTCGTGGTCACTAAAAAGACGCTGCTTTACAACTGGATACACGAAATCAAGCGCTGGGCAGGGATTGACGCATTCGTACTAACTACACAGAACCGCCTACCTATGCCAAACCCTTTGGCAATTTGGATCGTGACTAACTACGAAACCGTTGTGAAAAGGCTCGACGAACTTTTAGAGACGTATTTCAACGTGCTAATCGTTGATGAGGCCAGCGCTATAAAAAATAGGAAGGCCCAGCGCTCTAAGGCCGTCCACAAGCTGGCGAAGAAAATCCAGTACGTGTGGCTTCTCACGGCTACACCCGCTCCAAACCATCCAACTGAGATGTGGTCCTTACTGCATTGTATCCGACCAGATGTTTATACCAGCTATTGGAAATGGGTTGATAGTCACTGCGAATGGGATTACAGCTATTGGGGTGGCAGGGAAATAGGCGGAGTGAAAGACCCCAAGAAGTTGGCGAAGGAGCTAGCTCCGCTGATGCTGAGGCGCGACAAGTCACTGCTTGACCTTCCGCCCGTCACTTGGGAAAACGTGTGGTTAGATACTGAGGGCGAACAAAGGCGCATATACCGGGAGCTTCGCACCAGGTTTTTGGCAGTGTTGGATGAGGAGCGAATCATAACTGCTCCGTCTGTGTTGGCGCAGTTGACCAGGTTGCGCCAAGTGGTGTGTTCCCCGGCTCTTGTAGGAGGGCCTGATGAGAGTGTTAAAACCAACGCTTTGCTGGATTTGTTGGAGGAGTTAACTCCAAACCATAAGGTGTTGATTTTCACCACCTTTGCGGAGTATGTCAAGCTCCTGCTTCCCAAGCTGAAGGAGTTTGGGACCGTTCACATTACTGGTGACATGAGCACCAAAGCCAGAGCTGAGGCCGTGGAGCGCTTCAATAAAAACGAAGACTGCCGGGTACTCATAGGTACAATCCAAGCCGCTGGGGAGGGACTTAATCTACAAGCGGCAGATGTAGTTGTGTTCCTCAATAAGTCTTGGGTTCCCGCCGAGAACGAGATTCAGGCCGTAGGGAGGGCACACCGACAGGGACAAACCAAGCCAGTACATGTCATGAACTTGCTAATGAAGTCTACCGTTGATGAATATGTAGAGGAAGTCCTGACTATGAAGAAAGAGATGGTTGGTGCTGTAGAGCACATTGCAGAGCGCCTGCGTAGGGAGTAACGCTGCTCCGTGCATGACTGGGAAGTTGGCCTGTGAATCCACTTCACAGCAGGGGCCGTAAAAGGGGTTATGCGGCTAGATGGCGGAGCAGCTTTTAAAAACAATAAATTTTTCAAGGGAGGTGGCCCGTAATGGAAATCCATGCCAGTCAGATTAATACTTACCAGACATGTCCTCGTATGTATAGGTATCAGTATGTAGAGCAACTGGTTCCTAAAGTGACAAGCCCAAAGCTGTTTATCGGGAGAGCTTGTCACGCAGCCCTAGCCGCGCATTACAGGGGCGAGGATGCACTGGTAGCTTATGAGTCTGACGTGCAGGAGCAGTTGGAACGTATTGAGCCTTATGCGGACGATAAGCAGTGGGAGGAGTTGCTAGACCAAGCCACACTTGGAAAGAAGCTGATAGAAGCCTATATCCCTTGGGCTAGAGAGAAAGATACTTTCCGCGTCATTGCCGTTGAGCAACCGTTTGCGGTGCCCGTTTGGGGCGAGAAGAGGCGTATCCGAAACGCCTTTCAGGTTGGCACGTTCGACGGTATTGCGGAAGACGTTTATGGAAATATTTGGCTTCTAGAGCACAAGTTTTACAAAAGCGTCCCGTCTGAAACTGTCCTGCGCTTGGACAGCCAAGCAGGGTATTACCTGCTGGCTGCCAACCAACTATACCCTGACAAAAAAGTAGTGGGGGTGATATACACCATAGTCCGCAAGGTTGACCCGGCGAAGGCGAAGTCCAGTGTTGTGCACCGCGCGAAGGTGCTGCGCAACGGTTTCGAGATAGAGAACCTACGTCGCAGGCTCTACCACATTTATAGGCAAATTATAACCGATAAGTTATACATCCCTTCGCCGGGTTTCCACTGCGGATGGAAATGCCCGTACAGAGAGCTGTGTATCGCTGAGGAAGACGGCTCTGATGTAGAGGGCATCAAGGACATGCTTTTTACTGTTGGTGAACCTGCTTTAATTACCGATGAGGAGGTGGTCTAGTGATGCGTGTTAGCATCGAGAAGGCGTCCGATTGGGACTTTGAGGAGATAAAGGAGTTCAACACCACCGAGGAGCTGTTACAGTACATGCGCAACACTTACTACAGTTGGATAGTTGATTTCCCTGAACCTGGGTCTAGGTTGGGTGTAGACCTGGAACTAACTATCTACGATGACTACGTTGAGTGAGGAGGTGACTTGAAGATGGCTAAAGTGATGACTCCACCGAAACAGTTGCACCCTAAGATACGAATGGCAGGTGACATGCCACTGTTCGTGAAGGCTTTGGTCTATGGTGAACCGGGAGCGGGCAAGACCTACTTGGCATGTACCGCACCTAACCCGTTAGTGCTGATGACCGAGTATGATGTGTCCAAAGCCACAATGCTTAGAGTCCAGAAGGACCTAGGCACGGAGATAGCGGTGTGGCCCGTATCCGCGTGGGAAGATCTGGAAGAAGCATTTGATTTTTTGCAGAGCGATGAACATGATTTCAAAACCGTTGTATTGGACAGTCTTACAGATCTGAACCGCAGGTTGATGCGTGCTATAGTGGAGAGCGCTACCAGTCGCAGGCCTAGCCATGACCCGGATGTTCCAGAGCAAGGGGACTGGTTCCGTGTAGCAGAGCGTCTCCGATATATGGTACGCATGTTCAGGGACCTGCCGATGCACGTGGTCATGACTTGCTTAGTGCAAGACATCCGTACCGAACTGATGAAAATCCCTTTGGTACAGCCAAAGTCCTTTGCAATGGAACTTCCAGGGTTGTTCAACCTAGTAGGTTGTTTGAAAGCTGTAGAAAACCCGGACGAAGATGGGAGGGTAGTCCGAAAGCTACTGGTTGAATCAACAGATAACTACGTAGCCAAAAACCCCGGAGGGGCTTTAGCAGCCATTGTTGATAACCCAAACTTTACCAAAATTTTTGCGGAGGTGTGTGGAAATGCCAAAACTACTGCTTGATTTCACCAATGTGGATATTGATACTCCAGAACCGATCCCGGCGGGCGTGTACGAGGCCGCCATTGACGCATCGCGCATAGAGTTGCGAAATTCTCAAGCCGGAAATGAAGTACTGAACATCCCCTTTGTCGTGCAAAATCCCCCGCAGTACACGGGGCGTATAGTCTTCGAAAACTACGTACTTACCGACAAAGCCCGCTGGAAGCTAGGGCAGTTGCTAAAAGCCGTAGGGATTCTCACCGATGACAACCGCAAATTCGCGCTGGATACAGACCAACTGCATAACAAGCGCGTGCGTATTCAAGTTGGTATTGAGGAGTACGACGGCAAGACCCGCAACCGTGTAAAGCGTGTTGAAGCCCTGCCGGACGAAACCAGCAACAAAACAAAGAAGAAAGCTATCAACTTCTAGTCGTTAATTGGCATACCCCAAGAGTGCCGACTCTCTTGGTGGTGTAGGGGTAGCGTTGTCGGCACGGCGGTTCCCTCCCCCGCCAAAAGAGGCTACCTCCAACGCTATCCCGGCCATTCTTTTATGGGAGGAAGTGGGACATGCCAACCGTCAACGATGTAGTGAGCTTAACGAAATGTGGTTTTAACGTGATACCCATACTTCCTAAAAGTAAAACGCCAGCGCTGGATTCGTGGAAAGACCTTCAAGAGCGCCTGGTGACAGACGAAGAAATACAGGACTGGTGGGGCAGATACCCGGAGCTAAACGTAGCGGTTGTTACTGGGAGCATTTCCGAGGTAGTCGTTGTGGATGTGGATGACCCCCAGGCTTTGGTCGGACTACCACCAACGCGGATGGTAAGTACCCCCAACGGGGGCTACCACCTGTACTATAAGCACCCTGGGGGAAGGGTGCGCAACGGGGTCAAGGTAAAGCCTGGTGTAGATATACGTGGGGATGGTGGATACGTAGTAGCACCGCCGTCCGAGCTTGAAAATGGGCACTACACATGGATTGATGCAAGTGCGCCGCTCGCGGAGTTTCCTCTTTGGTTGTTGGAGAAAACCTTGGCCGTAGCTGTAAAGGACGAATCAGAAGAGCCTTGGTATAAGGAGCTTCTTCAAGGTGTGCCTGTTGGACAGCGGGACAATGCTGCCATACGGCTTGCCGGGCGGTGGATTCGTCGCGGGCTGAGCGATGAAGAGGTTCTAGCCTTGCTCTTAACGTGGAACCGAAACAACAAGCCTCCAATGGGTGAGCACCCTGGCGACCAAGATGCCGTGGAGTGGGCAAAGGCAAAGATAAACAGCGTAAGGAATATGGAAGAACAGCGGAAACCTCGGCTGGACGAGCTTATACAGGGGCTAAAAGACGCAGAAAGTCACGACGACAAAATACGTATCATCAAGAAGCTGGACGGAGTTATCCAAAACCTGGACGGCATTGAGCGGGAGTACTATTTGGAGCAAGCACGCAAGGCCGGGGGATTAACCAAGACTGCTCTCCAAAGAATGCTCCAAGAGCTGGCAGCCTCCCGCGATGCTACGACACCCGTGCCTTTGGACGAGCCGAGACGTGCCTACATAGCGGTATCACAGGATTTCTATAAGGGGGTTTTCTATTACGGGTTATGGCTTCCTACCAATCCGAGGGCGTGCACACCGGACGAGTTCACATTCAAGCTCGTTACTACGGAAAGGTCGTTGCTTGATCCCCCAAAGGGGCTACCGCTGCCAACCGACTACGCTCGTTGGAGTGTGGATAAGGAAACGCCTTACAACGTGTTTGAGTGGTTGAGCTCAGGAAGGGAGCTTGATGCGGCAGAGCTCTTAGACGAAATATCTAGTGTGTTTGCAGAATTTATGTGGTATCCGCATCCAGAAACGCCTTTTGTACTCGCACTTTGGGTGATGAGTACCTACGTGTATATGTGTTTCGACAGTACAAGTTACTTGGCATTTGTCGGCACAAGACGGACAGGAAAATCACGAACACTAACGCTTTTGGAGAAGCTTTGCTACAACGCTTTAAGTACCGTGGACATATCGACAGCGGCTCTTGCGCGAGCAATCGGCATGGGGCAGTGTACGGCCTTGGTGGATGAAGCCGAGTTCGCAAGCTCACCTATAATCATACAGGGAGGTGTAGATGACCGCCTGAGCGTACTTCTAAGCAGCTACCAAAGGGGAAAGCTGCGCATCCGCTCCGAAGGAGATTCACACACTCCAAGAGGCTATGACCCGTACTCTCCGAAAGCATTTGCTACCATGAACCGCTTGCCTGACGCACTAGCGGACCGGGCCATACTAGTCAAGGTTGGACGTGCTCCGACAGGCACGAAGGTCGAGGACTTGGTGTTGTTCGAGCAGGAACGGAGGCTACAGCTTTTGCGCAACAAACTGTACTTCTTTGGGTTAACCTACGCAACGCACTTAGCAAACAACGTGACCAGCGTCTTGACGTTGCTGAGAGATTTGGGAATAACCAACCGCGAGCGGGAGCTGTGGCTTGTACCCGCGTGTATAGCTTACACAGTGGGTGGTATGGGTATGTTGCAACGACTGGCAAATTACGCTACCGCGTGTATGATGGAGAAACTTGGGCAGGAACAGGGGTCATACACGACAGCGGTGATATGGGCGTGTTGGAAACTTCTATCGCTAGGGGGCGATGACGAAGACGGTTTGGTCCCTGTAGAGGTTGTGAGTGATGGTGAGTGGTATATGCGTAAGACCTTGAGACGGGTCGTCGCCGAGTACCTTGGTTTGGACGAGAAGCAGGTATCGGCGGAGCGGGTTGGTCGGGAACTGGTATCAACGGGCATCATTGACAACACACGACAATACCGCCGCCAGTTGTGGAAAAAGCATGTTCGTGGGGAGTGGGCATATTTTTTGCGCAAAGACCGCGTAATGGATGCGGTTGTGCGCTACGACCTGGAAGACTTGGGAGGTGTTTGGAGTGGGGCCGCCGGAAATTAATCCGTATCGAGTATTAGGGTTGAGTGTTATAAAGCGAGCGATAGATGATCTTGATGACAAATATTTCCTCTCTACAGACTTTGAGGACTTAGCCGATTTGCTGGGCTATAACGTAGATGGTATGCGGGAGTTAGCGTTGAGAAAAATCGCCGAGGAGAGAAGGAGGAAGGTCGAGAAACGTGCTAATCGCAGGCGTAGACCCCGGAGGAAGAACCGGAATGGTGTTGTTGGAGTTGAACGGCACATTGTCATGTCGGAGCGTAGTGGAGGCCAAAAGTCTTGAGGACGTACTGCTTTACCTCGACTACTGGCAACCTGACGTTGTAGTGGTAGAGGAGTTCAGGCTTTATCCATGGACGGCAAAGTCTCTCGGTTGGGACTCCATGCGTCCGAGCCAAATAATCGGTGCAATAAAGGCTTGGGTTTCCCGATGCGGGCATGAGGTCGAGCTTGTGGAACAACCCGCGTCTGTACGCAAACCAGCACAGGCGCATACACGGAAAATGGAAAAAAGCCCCATGTTTCGAGGCAAACCGCACGCTCGTGACGCCTTGCGTCATGCCGTATGGTACACGCTTCACCGCTGCCCAAAAAAGGTTATGGAAGCGGGGTGGTAGTTCTTGCTACTGCAACAAGAACAAGCAATGTGCACCAAGTGTGGGCTTAAAGGGTGCCCTATGGTGTTTGGCTACGGCCCTGATACGGCTGACTTAGTGCTTGTCGGAGAAGCTCCCGGCGACACCGAAGTATTGGAAGGTAAGCCGTTTGTAGGCAGGGCAGGGCAACTGTTGAACAAAGTTTTGGAAGAAGTCGGTATAGACAGGGATGCGTGCTACATCACCAACGCTGTAAACTGTAGGCCAGTACCACACCGTGCACCAAAAGCCAAAGAGATAGTGGCCTGCCGAAACAGGCTAATAGCGGAGATACGGCAGAGGGCACCCAGGATGGTTGTAGCGTTGGGCAACGCGGCGGTGCAAGCACTGATGGGGAGACACAACATGGGGGATGTTCATGGCACCGTCAACTGGTGTGCCGATGTCAACGCCTTTGTGGTACCTACGTACCACCCAGCTGCGGTGCTACGCAGCCCTGGATATTACATCGATTTGATTAGGGACATGCAACGTGCAGCTTTGTATCTACATGAAAAGAAGGTTCTAACGTCGGTGGCACAGGAGGTAGAGTACGTGACCTTGCACAACCATGACCATGTTCTGGAGCTTGTAGAGCGTCTGGAGAGCTTGTCTGAAGTTGCGGTAGACGTAGAAACCGCTAGCGACGGGAGCCTCTTGTGTATAGGGCTGGCATGGCGAGGAGACAAGGCTGTAGTGGTCACCAAAGACGCTCTTGTGGACAAGCGCACTGTCCCAATGCTGAACAGCGCCTTGAAGGGCAAAGTGCTCATAGGGCACAACCTGAAGTTTGACGTAAAGCAGTTGTGGCGTGCTGGGGTGTCAGACGTTCGCGTTGGGGAAGATACCATGCTGATGTCTTACACCTTGGACGAGCGCCCTGGTGTGCATAAGTTAAAGCCTTTGGTAAGGCAGTATCTAAACGTACCCGACTACGACGCACCCATTAGGGAGTATTACTCTCATATGGAAGATTGTCCCCCAATTGAGCTGTGGAAGTACAATGCTCATGATGCCGCGTACACATACGCATTGAGGAGTGTCCTGCGACGGGAGTTAGATGCTGACGGCACCTGGCTTCTACACAACGTACTTTACCCTGCCGCCAACGTGTTGGCGTGCATGGAGTACACTGGCATCATGGTAGACCGCGAATACTTGCAGGGCTTAGCCAGCAAGCTCCGAGACGAAACACAGACTTTGGAGCAAGAGATGTACCATCTGATAGGCAGACAGTTCAACCCGCGCTCTCAAAAACAACTGGCACAGTTGCTTTACCACGACCTGGGGCTGCCAATACCTGATGGGCGGTGGTCTACAGATAAAGACGCGCTTGCGGCTATCCAAGACTTTCACCCACTGCCTGCCAAAATCTTGGAATACCGGGGGAAGCTCAAAATGCTTCGCACTTACGTGGAGGCTCTGCTTGACGCTGCCGACGACGAAGGGCGTGTCCATACCAACTTTAACCTCCACGGCACTGTTACGGGGCGTCTTTCCAGCAGTGACCCTATCAACCTTCAAAATATCCCCCGGACGGAGGAGGCTAGGAACTCCTTCATCGCCACCCCAGGGTACACGTTGGTCGAGGCTGATTTATCGCAAGCCGAGGTGCGCGTTTTGGCGTGGTACTGCAAGGATCCCAACCTTATCAAGGCTTTGGCAGAGGGCGGCGACGTACACATTCGAACGGCTTGCATTATGTTCCGCAAGAAGCCGAAGGAAGTTACCAAAGAGCTGCGACAGGCAGCGAAACGCCTCAGCTTCGCTACCATATACGGGCAGTCGGTAGAGGCGTTGGCGAAAGAGCTTGGCGTTTCCGTTACTGAGGCCAAGGAGCTGCAAGAGCAGTTCTTCGGCACTTTCCCCCGCGCCCGCGAGTGGATTAAGGCGCAGCAGGACTTGGCTTTGGCAACCGGTGTAGTGACTACGCCGTTCAGACGCAAGCGGCAGTTTGAATATATCACGCGGGACAACAAAGCGGAGGTGCTGAGGCAGGCCGTAAATGCACCAATTCAAAGTCTCGCTAGTGACATTACACTAACAGCACTCATCCGCATGGGGCACAAACTTGGCAACAGCCAAAGCACGCGTTTGCTGCTGACCGTACACGACAGTATTCTTTTGGAGACGACGGAGGACCCCGTTGAAATCGCCAGATGGGTGAAGTGGGAAATGGTTTCCCAAGTGCTGGATGGCACTGTTCCGTTTGACGCAGATGTAAAAATAGGAGCACGTTGGGGAGAGCTTAAGGAGGTAGATGTGTAGGTGTATCCTGAGTGGACTGAACAGAGACAGACCGTGTTCGTTGATAGGTACGCTTTGAAAGACGAGTCTGGCAACGCATTGGAGCACTCACCGGATGAAATGTTCTGGCGAGTTGCCCATGCTGTAGGCGATGACGATAATGAGTACCAAGCTTTCTACAAGATAATGCGGGAATGGAAATTCCTCCCTGGCGGGCGCATATTGGCGGGGGCTGGAAGTGGGCATGAGGTGACGTATTTCAACTGCTTTGTCATTCCGACGCGCCCCAAAGACCTATCATACGGTTGCGACAGCCGTGCGTCCATTATGGACACCATCGCCACTATGTTGGAGATAAGTTCCCGTGGTGGTGGAGTGGGTATTAACTGGTCTGTTCTCAGGCCCAAGGGTGCTTATGTAAAGGGTGTCGGCGGTACGTCATCGGGTGCTGTCAGTTGGATGCTGGCAGCCGATGGAGTAGCGGCACAAGTGGAGCAGGGTGGCACACGGCGAGCTGCGCTGATGTTCTTGCTTTGGGATTGGCATCCGGACATCGAAGAGTTCGTCGATGTGAAGAAAGACAGAACGAAGATGCAACACGCCAACTTGTCAGTAGCCGTTTCGGACGCCTTTACGGAAGCCGTCAAGAACGGTTCCATATGGAGGCTGGAATTTCCTGACACATCGCATCCTGAGTATGACGCTGTGTGGGACGGCAACTTGGCGCGGTGGAAAGCTCGGGGTCTCCCTACGGTAGTATATAAGGAAGTGCCTGCGAGGGAATTGTGGAAGAAGATTTGCCAGTCTGCTTGGGAATGCGGGGAGCCAGGGGTTGTGTTCTTAGAACGCTACAACAAGGAATATGCTGTATCCTATGTCTCGGAAATTCTGGCAACAAATCCCTGCGGTGAATTAGGGTTGGAGCCTTACGGCGTGTGTTGCTTGGGGTCTTTGAACCTCGTGGCCTTTTTTGACCCAAAGACTGGTGACATGGACTGGGAGGAATTGCGACACACGATACGGTTAGCGGTACGCTTCCTAGATAGGGTCATAGACATCAACCCGTACTTCTTACCGGAAAATGAGGCACAAGCGAGAAAATTCCGCCGCATAGGGCTTGGCACAATGGGCTTGGCGGATTTGCTGGTACTCAAAGGCATCCGCTACGGCTCGGAGGACGCAGTGAACTTCGTAAAGCACTTATACAAGTTTATAGCGCAGGAGGCTTATCGGGCGTCTATTGTTTTGGCTATACAAGACGGGCCTTTCCCCGCGTTTGACGCTGCACAGTACAGCGTATCGAACTTCGTAGCGCGGTTAGGAACGAATTTGTACGACGACATCGTGAAGTATGGCATCCGCAACGCCACCCTCTTGGCGCAGGCCCCGACGGGAACGACATCCATACTGGCGGGAGTCAGCTCCGGCATTGAGCCTAACTTTGCGAAGGAGTACGTGAGGCATGACCATGTAGGGGAATTCACAGTGCGCCACTGGCTAGCAGACTACCCTGCCTTTGTATCGGCGCACGAAATTACACCAGAAGAGCACGTCCGAATGCAAGCGGCGGTACAGTATTACACCGACTCATCTGTATCCAAAACTGTCAATGCCCCAAAAACCGCTACTCTCGAACAGGTTGAGAACCTGTTCATGGCGGCCTACGACCTAGGTTGCAAAGGGATAACGTACTACCGCGATGGTTCTAGGGAAGGGGTATTAACGGCTGCCTCTCAAGAACGCAAAAAGGCTGGGAGACCTGCCGTGCTGTCAGGGTTCACCAGGAGAGTCGAAACACCTGCGGGTAGGGCTTACATCACGATCAACATGCTCGACAACAAACCCTTTGAACTGTTCGCCAATCTTGGGCGTGCTGGTTCAGACATTTCGGCGTTCACCGAGGCCCTAGCACGGTTAATATCGTTGGCGTTGCGTAGCGGAGTGAACCCTGAAGACGTAGCCAGGCAGTTGATAGGAATCGGCGGGGCCACGTCGGTAGGTTTTGGCAACGGAAAGGTGCTGTCAGTGCCAGACGCTATCGGCAAGGTCTTGCGCGATGCGGTTTCGGACGCGTCTGCTGTAGAACTCCTTGACGTATGCCCGTCCTGCGGTGTTATAGCTTTGGCTAATAAGGAGGGTTGTCAGTCATGCCAGAACTGCGGTTACTCAAAATGTTAGTTAGGGGTGAAGTCATGAAAGTTACTTTGTTAAACCACACACCTAATCCTGATGAGACGGTTGCCTTGGCCGCACGTACTTGTCATACCAGCAAGCCTCCAATTGGTGAGTTGCAGGAAGACGATATAGACCGCCTCATAAACCTTTTGCTGGATTTAGGGCACGAATCACCGCTTGAGCACGTTTCTTTCACTTTTGCTATTGAAGGAGTTAGTCGTGCTCTGTCCCACCAGCTAGTGAGGCACAGAATAGCGTCTTATTCCCAAAAGTCACAGCGTTATGTCAATCACAAAAACTTTTCTTACATTACACCCCCGTCAATTAAGAACAACCCTGAAGCCCTAGCAATTTTTGAGAAGTGCATGAAGGATATAGCAAATGTTTACCAGCAGCTTAGTGGGGTAGTACCGCTAGAAGACGCCAGGTATGTGTTGCCAAATGCATGTGAAACATCGTTGGTGTGTACTTTCAATGCTCGAAGCCTGCTGAATTTCTTTAAGCTCAGGCTTTGCAAGAAAGCCCAATGGGAGATACGAGAGCTGGCACACACGATGCTGTACTTAGCTCGCTCAGTATCTCCGCGATTATTCGCTTCCGCGGGGCCGGACTGTGTGAGTTGCCAGGAGAGGAGCTGTTAACGTGAAAATTGCTTTGACGGGAACACACGGTATAGGGAAAACGACACTTGCGAAGCAACTCTCTGAAAGACTAGGGATACCTTACCTTGACGAAGTTGCAAGAAAGGTTGCCCGAATTTACGGATTTGAAAACTCAAACCAA